AGCCTGGACGGCGGATTCGCACTTGCAATGCCAAGTATCGTGCAGAACATAGGAGTTGTGATTACCCTCGCGACGCCAAATATAGAACGTCGAAATACCCTGCCAGGTAATGATCTGAAGCGGGAGATCGGCGAAAGCGTTCACACGGGAAACGCGGGCGGACTTCAGGATTTCTTGCTTGGTATACATGGCTCAGAGTGTAGGGGTTGGGGTTGCTGCTGTCAAGTCTCACATGTAAAACTCGGTCGCGAGAATCCACCACAGAAGCGCGAGAGTGCTCCAGAAACTGAAAACCAGACCCCAGAAGTGGCCGCCGTCGTCGGTGAGTTCGTTCCTCGTCATGATGCCCCCATTATAAAGCTCGAATCGGGCGCGTCCAGACCGAATCCAAAAAAAACTCTCTCGACCCAACATCGTCGTAAGTGCCTGAAAACAAAGGACTTACGTCGCGCGGGGCCGCGATTTTCATAAACCCTTGCAGGACAAGGGTTTACGTCATCGGCTCACTCGGAAGCCGTTCCCCACTGGTCGATATATTCCTGCGGAATATTGCATTCAAAAGGGCGCGGAGCATATTCCCTCCATTTGTCCTGCCGTTCTGCCATATCCTGCAAAAGCTTTTCCACGGTCCAGGAATCGTCGCGCTTGTGCGAACGAACCAACAGGTCGCTGTAATCAGTTCCGCTCGAAATGACGGTATAGTTCTTTGCACCTACACGGTGCAAATGGAACACGACATGATCCACAGGCCAATGCGCGTGTGCAATCGCATCGACAAAAAAACCATCGAAGTGATAGCGAACGGGGGGAGTGATATAGGTGCGTGTCATGAAATGAATATACTTTCGGGACATGATTCAGGAATGAGGGCCAGTTGCGAAGATGACGATCATGATGATCGCACCAACGATGATCGCGATCCAAGCGTCACGAACCATCGCGCGGTATTCGGCGATGATCCTGTTTCTGTCGAACTTCTTTCTCGTCGTCATGATGCCCCTATTATAAAGCTCGAATCGGGATGGGCAAGCCCGAATCCAAAAAAATCTCCTCGACCACGGATCGCCATAAGTGCCTGAAAACAAAGGACTTATGAAAATCGGGGCCACGCATGACATAAGTGCTGTCCCAGCAGGGGGTTACGACAGTTCAAAAAATCAGAGGCAGGGGCTTTGCTCTCGGTCACGGGTTGTGGTATGCTGGGAGCATATGACCACCGCTCAGACCGCTTCCTATTGCCGCCGCTATGCCACCCTCGCTTGCACCATCGCGCGTGAAGTGATGACCCAGGGGCATCCCATGGATACCTACACCAAGGAACACGCCCAGCGTATGAACCGGCTCGCGTGTGACCTCGCGATGCAGGCGGGCTACATTCATGCCCTGTCCCTTGACCCTGCTGTCGAGCTTGATGACTGGCGCTCGGCGCATCGCCTGTGGAATGACATGGTAATGGCGTTCACGCGGATGTGCGACATGAATACGCGAGACCGTATCAAGGTCCATATGAGCGGGTTCTGGGATACGGTCTGACCATACGGTGCGCCGGAAAATTCCACGTCGGGGGGACTCCTGTTCCTCCAGGCTGTTCACCCATATAGTATCTTTAAGACTCACAAGGGACTCCAAAAAAATTAAAAGTCCCCAACAGAACATCTGCTAGGGACTCCAAAGAAACTCCTATGGGACTCCTAAGAAACTCAACTAAGTTCAGCTTCGGCTTCGGAAGAATCTAAAATATTCAGGTCAGAATCTTCCAAACCTGCATCATAGACATAGTTAAAAGCATTGATATCGTTCTTATAAATCTCAGTAACGATCTCAACAAGCTCTGGAGTGTATAACTCTTCCCGGAGAGCAAGTGCTGCATCTCTGTCAATATCTCCAATACCAAGATCCATCTTCATGACAGCTTGGAATTGATCGGCTAGACCTGTAATTTGAGGTGTCTCAAGATACTCTGGGTCTTCAACAAAGATGTGGTTCACAATTGGTCCGTATTGACTCCAAACCCACGCGGTCTGAGGATGCCAACAAGGATTTTCATAATTGTTCCGATTATCCTTGAGATCCTTAACAAAATCTTCGAAGGTCATGTCCTTGAGCTTGCCATGGTCATGATACTCAGGAGTGTTCTGAACAATCTTAAAGAAGTATGCAAGCCGATCCCAGGGGTTACGAACTGCACAGAACTTCTTAGTGCCAGTGAACGAGCCTGGATACTTGTCCAGGTAATATGCAATCCCGTGAGGACGGTTATCATCAAGCTCTAAAGCTTCGGTGATATAGGCGTCCATTTCATTGGGGATTCTAACGAACAAAAGTTGTTTATCGAGTGAAATAGGCATAACTATAATCTAGATTAATTAATATCGGTCTTCAAATGAATCAACAATTGGCTCATCAACAACGTCTGAGCTATCACGAAGAACCCTACCAAAGCAATTATAGTGGTAAACGCCATAAACTTCGAAGGAATCTTCCTGAACTTCAAAAATTTCGTATTTTATGTTCTGGAACGGTGATTCTACGATGTCTCCTGGCTGTGGAGCGCGACTTAGCTCTCTGTCGATGTAAGATTTGTTGAACACGAACACCTGATCGTTTGTAAGTTCTAGACCAAACTCACTCACAGACTCTTCAATAGGTCTTGGATCATAGTTTGCCCATACTATGATTGGATCTTTTGATACGACCTTGTTTCTCTCTTCGAGATACACTTTGTCGTAGTTGTCGTTGACATAAACTTTGTAGTAGTAAAGTTTAGAGCCTGAAAGTTTGATTACTTCAGCGTCAACGGAGTTGAAAAGCTCAATATCCTTGCTTTCAATGTCGTATAATGACAGTAAACTCTCTTCGTTAGGATCGTGAGGCAGTTCAATCTTTTTATTGTTTCGGAATCTCTTGTTCATGTAATTATATAGAGTATAAATACATGAGAGGAGGAGAAAACTATGCTGCTATCACGATCATTCGGTCTGCGACCTGTGACTCACTGTGCAAAGGGTTGTTAGCTACTTTCGTAGCGATCAGCCAATGGATCAATGAGAATTGTTCCAATCCAACTGCAAATAGAAGCTAGAGTCATATCAAAAATAATATTTTGGGTTGGGCTTCCACACATAAAATGTGCGAGGAGCCCAACCCAAAAGCCTAAACAGAGGGGGCAGTGAACTAGCTCGCCTAATTTTTCAGACTTTTTGTCTAAAAATAGTCTGAATGGCTTACAGATCTTGGAAAATACTACAATGTAAGTAAAACCAAAGACTGACAAGCACCAAGCAAGCAGTTCACTCATCTCTGATCTCCATGGGGAACATGTGGCTGTTGGAGAACACTAGCCTATTCTGGTGCCACGAATCTCGACCGACAAGAACACCTTCTGATTCGTGTCGTAGAAGGATTGGGGCAACCCAATTGTCGTATCCTGCTTCATATGCTCTCAAAGTGAGTTCGAGGTCGTAGAAATCCCATTCTCCCTTGAATTGAGTAGGCTTTCTCATGCTGATTGCTTTGAGAACCTTTGCTTTGACTGCCAAGAAAAGGCCATCGAGCACGAGGACGCGGGCGGAAAGTCTTCCATAGTAAGTTGGATACATTTCTGCTCGTGAAGGCCCATGGAAGCAGAAACCTCTGAGCTTGTTTTCCGGTTGCCACCACACACATTGCTTTGAAAGCTTTGCTGCTCCAGCAACTCCAATAAACCCAGCATTTTTTACATTTGCTGCTCGAACAAGCTCTTCCTTGAACTCTTCTGGGCTCATAATTATATCAATGTCGTCGTGACAGAATATAATTATATCATCGTCTTCAGCATTTAAAGCTTTAAAGTTAGATTCATAAGCTTCAAATATTGATTTCTCATTAATTAGTAATTTAACCTCAATATCTACGCTAGATAAATATGAGACTAAACGTTGAGCCGTCTTGCTGAGGATGGACGATCTTGTTGGAATGAAAGCATATATCTTCATGGCACTATTATAGCGATATGGATAAAAAATTAGTAGAAGAATTCAAGAGATGTGCGAGCGATCCTGTGTATTTCATCTCAAAATACATAAAAGTTGTCCACCCGGTCTTTGGTCTGGTCAACTTTAAGCTTTACCCATTCCAAGAGCGGATCGTTCAGGATGTTAAAAGCCACAGATTCAACATACTTCGCAAATTTAGACAAGCGGGTTGCACCACTCTGGGTTGTGCTTATGCTCTGTGGTTTGTTATCTTCAACGCTCACAAGACGGTGGCTATCCTATCAAAAGGCGAGCGAGAAGCAACAGAATTCTTGGAAAGAATTTTAATCATGTATGATGAGCTACCGGAGATGTTCAAAGTTCCGGTCAAAGAGAAGAATAAGCATACGCTACGCTTATCAAATGGCTCTGTTATCCGTTCTAGAGCTTCTGGTAAGCAATCCGGTCGTTCAATCGCGGGTTCTTTACTAATTTTGGACGAGGCTGCATTCATTGAACACATTGACACCATTTGGGCCGCAGTTTACCCAATCATCTCAACTGGTGGTAGTGTGTTTGCGTTGTCTACAGTAAACGGTGTTGGTAACTGGTTCCACACAAAATATACTGAGGCCATGGAAGGTCTTAATGAATTTAACGTCATTGACATTAACTGGGCGGACCACCCTGAATATAAGCGTCAGGAGGGCTTTGAGACGCTCTACGATCGCATGAAACAAAGATCGCCCCCAATAGACGTAGATATGTGGGAAACGATTACACGCAAGAATATAGGCTATAAAGAGTGGCTTCAGGAATACGAGTGTGAGTTCCTTGGAACTGGTGATACCTATATTGATGGTGAAGTTCTGAAACAGGTCAACGAAGACATCGACGAAAAGTATGAAAATCGTTATTGGAAGACTTTACGAGTTTGGAAACAGCCTCATCCTCACTACGATTACTTAATTTCAGTTGACGTGGCTCTCGGGCGTAAGGCTGATTACTCAGCTTTCCACGTCTTTAATTTATATGATGGTGAGCAGGTGGCAACTTATTACTCAAACTCAACTCCCATCAACGAATTTGCAAAAATGATCAAGACAGTTGGCCTTATGTATAATGAGGCTTATGTTGCAGTTGAAAGGAATAATATTGGATCTAATTTATTAGCAAATCTTCAAGAAGTCTTTGAATATGGCAATATTATGTCCGACAGTAGAGGCGAATTGGGTTTCCAGATAACTAGCAGCTTTAGAGAAAGTATTTTGGCTATAATGGAAGAGTATATTCGCCTTCGTAAAGTTAAACTTAATTGTGATCGAACCGTAAGAGAACTAAATACTTTTATCGTAACCGAATCAGGAAGAGTTCAGGCTGACGTTGGACAACACGATGATTTAGTTATGTCTCTAGCTCTTGCTTGTTACGTTATGGAAAAAGAATTAGGCGACATGCTTCTGTCTCATGAACGTCAAGTAAATCACAATGATATATTAGCAAAAGAAGTGTTCTTAACAGGATTACTTAAACTAAATGATAAAAATCAATTTAGAGAGGAAATGAAATGGCTGCTGAAAGATTAAACGAAAGTGAAGGATACACGTCATTTGGGGGATCTCCCACGAGACAAGGCAATACTCCAATATCTACAGGCGTATTCTCCAGATTCTTCTCACGGTTCTTTGCTCGACGGGCAAAACCTGCATTAGCACAACAGTTAGAGCAGCCAGTAGAAACTGATCCATTAACACAAAAACCATTACAGACTTTCATAGGGACTAGAGATACCGGTGATGCTGTTATTAATAGAGAAGTAGGTTCTCTATATGCAGGTGGTCTTCAGAAAGGTATTCCGCTACTAATAGAGCAAGAACTTAATAGAAAACAGCGATACCGTGAATACGAGATCATGGATGAGTATCCAGAGATCGGAGCTGCATTTGATATCTACGCTGATGATAGCACCCAAAAGTCTTTAAAAGGTGAACGATGGGAAGTTAAGACCGACTCTAATCTACTAAAAAAGGCAGTCGATGACTTATTTGATGAACTAAGAATGGATGATTACTTATGGGATATTATTAGAAACACCTGTAAGTATGGAGACTGTTTTATCGAACTTGTCCCAGATTTAATGAATCCAGAAGAAGGTATCAAGAAGATTAAGATTCTAGACCCTAAGTTTATTTTCCGTATCGAGAATCATTATGGTCAACTAATCGGTTTCGCACAACAAATCCCTGTCAAGGCTCAATGGAACACCGGAGGCTACCAAGGAGACACTCTTACTGGTGCCGAATTTATTATGCTTGATAAGGATCAGATTATTCACTTCCGTCTAGCTAACTCAGATCCTGCTTTCTATCCATACGGTAAATCAATTGCAGCTTTATCTCGTCAGACGTTTAGAAGTCTGAAGCTCATGGAAGACGCAATGCTTATTTACCGCCTCTCGCGCGCACCCGAGCGTAGAATCTTCTATGTAGACGTTGGAAATCTATCTTCAAGCAAGGCTTACGACTTCATTGAGAAAATGAAGCAAGCATTCAAGAAAGAAAAGTATTACAGCCAAACTACAGGAAACATTGACGGTCGATACAACCCATTGGCTCCAGATGAAGATTTCTGGGTGCCTATCGCTGGCTCTAAATCTAGCACTAAGATTGATACGTTACCGGGAGCTCAAAATTTAGGAGATGTTGATGACGTTCAATACTTCCGTGATAAGTTGTTAGCTTCTCTCAAGATTCCAAAAGACTACATCGTCGAGAAAGATAAATCTCCTGAACGTAAGGCTAACCTCGCACAACTTGATACCAAGTTTGCTCGTGTCATTGTGCGTGTCCAGAGAAGCATTGAGATCGGTCTAGAAGCTCTTGCAGCACGTCACCTTAAGATTAAGGGTTTCCCTCGAACTCTAATTAAACAGCTTCGTGTGAACCTTCCTGAGCCTTCTGACATGTATATCAAGCGTCGTTTGGACGTTGATGAACAAAAGGCTCGTGTTGTTCAAGCTGTTCTTGGTTTACAACTATTCCCCAAAGAAAAGATCTATAAAGATTATTATAATCTTACTGACGATGAGATCAAGGATATTGAGGAAAAGGTTGAAAAAGAAAACGAGGAAATGATGGCAGCACAGCAAGAACAAATGGCTGCTATGGCTCCTCCAGGCGCTCCCCCACCCGCTCCAGGTCCCGCACCTATGGATTCAGCAGAGAATATGCCCCCTACAGCACAACCTCAGCAAGAAAGAGTTGATACGTTAAATAAGCTAAAAGTTAAGCTTCTAAAAGAAGGCAAGACCGAGTTAGCAGAAAAACTTGAGAATAGAATTAACGAAATTCTCGAAAGTTAAGTTTAAATATTATATATACTTATAAATTGGAGTAAAGTTATGTTAACAAATCCTTTCGGTAGAAAGAGCAATAAAGTCCAAAAGATCCTGAAGTTAGGAGATCAGCTTTCTCTTTCTCTACGTGAAAACGTTGAATTAATTGATTCTGATGAATCATTAATTACTTTTGTAACTGAGTCTGGTCACGTTATTGAAGGTGAACTCGATTTTGATACGCTTGAGTATACAAATATTAATGTCACTACCACAGAAATTTTTGAGGATAGTGAGTCCTTCGATCAAGCAATCAATACGAAGATCAATAGTGTTCTAAATTCACTACTAGAAGATAACCGAAGGGAAGCTAGTGGTAAGTTCAACAGTATTCTTCATTTATGGGAAGCTCGCTCCAAGTATGATCGTGTAATTGAAAGATTGAACGAGCGTAAAGAGCGTTACAACCTTTATGCCAGCATCGTAGAGAGCGAACAATTTAGTGTTCTTGATGAACTTAAGCCTCAACTAATCAAGTTCTTAACTGAAAACAGTGCAGAGCTTAAGAACATCAAAGAGATTATAAACTCAGTTAAACTATCAAATACGATATCAACTGCATTTAACCTTCCTCAGATTACTCCAGAAGATCTTCACGAGGGAAGTTTTAGCATTACAGATCGTCGATTTGATTCAGTTTACGATGTTGTTTGTCGCCAAGAACTAATTAAGAAAGACCTCATGGAGAACAAGAAGTCTTTCAATTCTCTTTGGTTAAACTCAAATGAGGTAAATACGCTTATTGAGTTTATGGTTGCTCCAAACAACAATGCTCTTTCTGAGTCTTTAGCAACAATTATCAAAGATAATCCATATTTTGCTCTAGCAACTAAAAAGCAACTATTTGATCTGCTAGAGAACTCTCTAAGCTTCCAAGATATGGATAACTTCTCTAAGAAAGATATTAAAGACTTTGTAAGTAAGATTTACGAAGCCAAGAAAGGTGTTAAGGATATCATTGTAGAGAACTTAAACGATAAGTATGGCATCAATGTTCAAAATCTCAAAACGACACCAAGCTTTAGTGAAATTGGAAAAACCCAAAAAGTTATTTTTGAAACTTTAGGGAAGCTAGCTCCTCGCGGGAGCGCACTCAAGACTGCACTCGGAGAGTTTGCTAAGATTCTAGGCATTCACTCAGGTGTTGATGTCATTGATATCAATGAGTGGATTGTAGATGTTTTTGTTGATTCTGAATACTCAGATACAATCAATGAGACTTCTCTCCTGAACTACATGAACTTTGAGAAGGTTGCTGGTGATCTTACGAAGATCGGCCAAGTCCTTAAGATGATTCAGGCAGGTATGGGCGGAGAAGTAATGCCAGAAGATGGTCAGTATGAACCGGAAGGATCTGCTGAAGAGGATGCTATGGCATCTATGGCAGGCGAAGAAGAAGAGGAAATGCCTGAAGAGGGAGAAGAAGGCGAAGAGGAAATGCCTGAAGAGGAAGAGGCTGATGAAGAGGCAGACGGAGATCTTCCAGAACAAAGCCCAGAGGAAGCTGCAATGGGCGCAGAAGAAGATATGGAAGCTGAACAAGGAGAAGGCGAGGAAGATGAGGAAGGAGAAGAAGAGCCCTTAGAAGAACCTGAAAATATGGGAGAAGACGAATTTTTGTCTTACTTAGAAGATCTTGAAGGTTTAATTGATTCACTAAAGAGCAACATGGGGGTCAACGAAGAGAGTGACGAGGGTGATGATATGTCAGAAGAAGATTCTGACGAAGAAGAAGACGATAACGAACAAGAAGCTCCAGAGGAGGAAATGGGTGAAGAAGACGAAGAAGACGGCGATGAAGAAAAAGCTATTATAAACAAGAGTAAGAAACCATTTCCCCCAAAGGAGTAATAAATGAGCT